ACATACCAATGGCTTCAACTTGGAAAGCATCATTTCAAGAGTCTCATTATTGACTCTGTATCTGAGCTTCAAGTGAAGTGCTTGGAAAACATTGCTGGTGTTAATCAAATGACACAGCAGCAATGGGGAGAGTTGCTACGTCACATGGGTGGTCTCTTACGAGATCTTCGTGACTTAACAATGCATCCAACCAATCCGTTAGAAGCGGTAGTTCTAACTGCAATGGCTCGTATTGATAAGGATGGTCGTTATCGTCCATACTTACAAGGACAGCTAGCAATTCAGGCTCCATACTTCTACGACATTCTGGGAGCAATTACCGTTGAAGAACGGATGAATCCAGATCCAACTCAACCTCCATACAAAGTTCGTCGTATGTATGTTGAGCGAACAAATCAATACGAAGCTGGCGAGCGTGTCCAAGGACGCCTCGGCAAAGTCGTAGAACAACAAGACATGTCAATTGAGCGAATGCTCGACATTGTTTTTGGACCAAAACAAGCAGCGGCAGCTGAAACAACTACAAAGAAAGAAGGCACTCAGTGAGTTCACGCAATTGGGCAGACCTCATTAAAGACGCTGGTGATTCGGGTAATTACGAACCGCTACCAGACGGCGATTACGATCTCGTAGTCGTTGAAGCCACTGCGACAACATCGCAATCTGGCAAAACCATGTTCAAAGTAAAGGCGCAGGTTGAGGGCGGAGCTCACAATAAGCGTCTTGTATGGGACAACTTAGTTGTCTCACCAGATTCACCAGCAGCGCTGGGAATCCTATTTAAGAAGTTTCACGCCATGGGAATTGGTCGTGGATACTTCGATAGCAACCCAACTAATGCTCAGATTGAGCAATCAATCTTGGGTCGTAGGTTCCGTGCTCAGATTGGTAGCCGTTTATATAACGGAGCTAAGAAGAACGAAATCAAGAACTACTACCCAAGCGCACAGGCAGTTGCAGCATTACAGGGCGAGACAGCTCCAGAAGCAGCAGCCCCCGCTCCAGCACCTGCACCAGCACCTGCACCAGCACCTGCTGCAGCACCAACCGCACCGTTCTAGGTGGTTTTGCTAGGTTGTCACCCAACGTTTTTCGTTGGGTGGCAATTTAGTAAGCCAAAGAAAGAGAAAAAATGAAAATACTAATTACTGGATGTACTCCAGCACAGTCATCAGCTAGCTCTATGCTGCGTAATGTAAATTTTACATCTCTTTTATGCAATGCTTTTAAGGATTTAGGACATGAAGTTTTTTTAACAAAACCTCACTTAAGCTATTCAAAAGAATTTTTAGATCAGTACGATGCTATTTTTGTAGGACTAGCGTCTCCGTCTAGTATTTCGGCTCATTACTCGTACGGAGCTTTTGCAATTGCAAATAAAGCGCGGGAGCTAGGGAAACTTAAGTTAATTGTAGATATGCCAGAGCCTCAAAAAATTAAAAAAACTATTAGAGATTTTTACACAAAGACAGACGATTTCTATAAAACTTTTTATTCTACAAGAATTCAATATGAACAAGCGTGTAAGTCAGAAAACAAAGAACAAATTTTTTCTTTTATAGATCACTTACATAACAATAAATGGGAGCAAACGTTTGTTCCTAGCATGCCGTGGTTTTCTAAAAATTTTATTACTAAAAATGTACCTAACCTAGATGAAGAAAAAATAGTAGCTCTTTCTTTTGATAGAGATCTTATAGATAAGTCAGATGACAGAATAGATCCTGTATCTCGAAGTTTTTGGGGAGCTGATAGTCTTAAATCAGCGTGGACAAAAAAGACATCTAGCAATCTAACTTTACCTATTTACAGCACAAGGAATAATAATTACAGCACAAACGATATGATTATAGATAAGATGAAAAACTCTGTAGGTACCCTGATAAGTACTTATCAAGGAGGAGATCCTTGGTGGTCTATTGCCATATCTCAATCACTCATAGCAGGTGTTCCTGTTGTTACTGAATGGCGTCATACAGCCGAGCTAGGAGCAGAATGGGCGTATTTACCGTCAACAATAGAGGAAATGAGCCCAGAGGAAAGAAGAATAGTGGCTCAGAATCAAAAAGATTTTTACAGAGAGGCAGTGCCTTCATACACCGACTCTTTGGAAAAAACAGCAAGAGCTCTGGACAACCAGAGCCAGTTGTTGTTAGTCTAGGCAAAACTGTACGAAAGGACAGCAAAATGGCCAAAGTAGATATGCCGTGGGTCAAAGAACAGTTGACCAACAACAAAACTAAAAGAGTTGTTGGCGATCACGTTCTTGTCTTACTAGAAAAGTGGGAAGAACTGAAAAATACAGATCCAGACCCACAGAAGAACGAAGCAAACCTAAGTCAAATTATTGAACTATTTGGTAAATTGGCACTAGGTCATGCAATTATTGCAGAAAGCAAAAATGAACGCTGGGTCCCTGCCCAGTCGGGTCAAATCGTTGTTGCCGATGAAGTCAGAGTTAAATGGAACGCATTTGATGGCGACATGGGTAAACTACATAACGGACGTCGTGGCAAGGTAGTGAGTATTCGCTACGGTGACATTATTGTAAAAACTACTGACGGCAAGGATCCTGTTTTAGAAGGCTATCATTACACACCTCAACAACTAGAAAAGAGGGTTCCATAATGAGAACTATTCATGTAAAAACAATAGTAAATTCTACGACATACAAGGGCATCTTAACGGAAACTGAAAAAAAACTTTCAAATTTTTTTGAAATTCCAGTTGAAGATTTAAAAAGTAAAGTAAATTATGAAATAGTTATATATGAAGTATCTAATGATGGGGTTTCTCTACCAATTTTTAATGGAGAAGTTTCTGCCAGACTAAGGAACGCAAATGACGACTGATAATGAAGGAAATATTTCATCAAAAGGTAATCCTTTTAGAGTAGAAGCCCTACGAGAAGCTGCTCGAATAACTACGCAGGATAGAAATGCTAATTATGGCGGACCAGAAGAAAACTTTACAAGAACTGCAAAAATTTGGTCTGTAATTCTTGGACAAGAAATTACCAACGAGCAAGTTGCGATGATGATGGTTGGTTTAAAAATGGCACGCTTTGCCCATGGATCTGGCTTCCAACCTGATACATGGATAGATATTGCTGGATATGCAGGATGTGGTTATGAAGTAGGAAAGATAGCGTCAGAACAAAACAACTAGTTTCTTGGAGGGGAACATGTCTGAGCTTGTACCACCTTGGCAATATAAACAACCTCTCTGCGCTGAAATAGGCGCAGAGTTGTTTTATATGGAAGATAAAGACGAAGAAGTTGTAGGGCAGAGACTTAGCGGATATGTTGAAGCAAAGAAGATATGTATGTCGTGCTCTCATTTAAAAGAGTGTGGTGAATGGGCTATTAAAAACGAAAAGTACGGATTTTGGGGTGGATACTCTCCAGTTGAAAGAAAACAAATTCGTGGTAAGTTAAATATAATACTTGAAGAAAATCTCCCCTCTGCTTCATAAGAGTAGACTATTGTCTTAACCTAGTGAAAGTTGGACTCATGGCTGCTGAACCAGTTATAAGTCCCGTCCCTGTTTGTGAGTCATGTTGGATGAAAGAACATGCACGTTGGGAACCAGAGAGCATGGATAAAAATGGACGAATTTTGATGCGTCTAAAAGGTGTAGATCTACCTAACAAAACGGGTGTAGGCACGGTTGAAGTTTGTGCTATGTGTGGAGCGGTTACTGTAGCTGGGATATATGAAATGAAGCTAAGCAGTGAAGTTTATTTTTTAGAACAGCAGACTCCAGACTTTGAAGTTAATATTAATCCTGAAGATGAAGAGTTTTAGGAAAAAATATGAAGACTGATAGACCAGGGGATTTCCTTTGGGAAGAGTGGGACGGGTCTGGTTATGATCAAAAAGTAGACTGCTCAATTGTTTATCACACCTTTGATCATATAGATTTAGAGAATGATTTAATACGAAGAGCTTTGGCATCTGCCCTTCAAAGAGACGGGGTAGCTATATCTCTAGGAGATGGTTTTAATTTAATTGATAAATGCTTTCCAAACTATGGATGGGCTGGAATAATAAAAGATGAAGAGGGTTATGTGGTTTCTAATAGCGAAGGAGAGACGGAGTATGGAGATATAGTTGACCCTATACTGCCTATAACTTGGATAGAAATATAGTTTTATAGTTGCTCTATTTCAGGTATTTTTATAGTTTATAGTCTAGAATAGTGCTGTGTGGAAACCAGCAGAAAATCTTAATTGGCAATCAGAAGCAACCTGCGCAAAGCCCTCCAATAAATATGCTTTAGATTGGTTTTTTTCTAAAGACTTTAAAGAAAAGTATGCAGCCAAAAACATGTGCTTTACCTGTCCTGTGCGCTCACAATGCCTCCAATGGGCTCTAGAGCACCGTCAGATTTGGGGTATCTGGGGAGGAAGAGATGAAGTTGACATTCGTAGAACTTTGTCTGTATCTTACAATGGTGAAGAAACGAGAAGACGCAGATTTCCGAATTGTCCATATTGCACTGCTCGTCCTTCTAAGCTTAGTACTTCTATAGAAGAGCTGCCTAATGGTGGTCGCTGGACATCAGCAAAAGTTGTTACATGTGATGAGTGTGGTTTTGCTTGGAGAAGTCGTACTAGTGCTAATGCAGTAGAAGCTTATAAACTAGAAAAAAATGAAAAAACTAAAAAAAAGACAAAGACTGGTAAAACTAAAGATAATAAGAAATAGGTTTATTTAGATCTATTTCAAACCGTAAATTTTGATTTAATAAATCTTTTTCTGAACTTTTTTTAAAATATTCGTAGTGTTCTTTAGCATAATTATACATATCAAACTGTATAAGCTCTTCTTTTGCAAGATTAGAATCAATAAGGTTTAAACCAGCTAAGGTCCATTTCCAGAGATCATTGGCTCCCCATTGTTCGTCAGAAGAAAATAAAAATGTCGGGATCTTATTTTTTGCTTTTTCAATGTAGTTTTTTACTGTAGGAGTTACTAGATTTTCATTCTTAATATATCTCCAAAACTCGGAGTCCTCGCGGCCTCCTTGATAATGAAGAACTGTGAAATCCAGTAAATTTTCATACATTTTTATAATATTATTGTTGTAGTTTTTAATATTTGCTTCAGTAACAGTTGTTTCAGGCTTGTTCGTTAAGTGTTCTAAGCAAAACGAGTAGACCTGAGCAATAGTTGCGTGAATAGATGTAGCCTCTAAGGGTTCAATAAATGAACTTGCTAGACCAGTAACTAGACAGTTATTCTTCCACACCTCTTCTAATCGACCAGAATCAAATTTAAGATGTTTAATGGGTTCTATAGGTTGCCCCATAATCTTCTCTGCTTCAGCTTGAGCCTCGTCTTCAGAAATAAAACTGCTGCTGTAAACGTATCCATTGCCTTTTCTACTAGATAAAGGTGTTCTCCACATCCACCCAGACGATAAAGCTTCTGCTTCAGTTACTGGTTGTATTTTTTCGTCTTCTTCGTATTGTGTAAGAAAAGGCATTGCTCTGTCTACAGGAAGATAATCTTTATATGAGTGCCATTTAATCTCTAACTTTTTAGCTAATATTCTTTGCATACCAGTGCAGTCTACAAAAAAATCTCCCTCTAGGGTAGAATTATCTTCTAGGAGAACACCGCTAATATTTCCATTAGATTTAATTTTTACATCTTTAATAATTGAATCTACAAATTTAACATTGTAGTATTCAACTAAGTAGTCTTTAATATATTTTCCTACTTTAAAAGCATCAAAATGAAGTCCGTAGTCTTTATTAATTGGAAATTTATTACTGTTATAAGCTTGCCCGACTGGTGTGCAAAGATAAGCTTTGTCTATTCCGTACTCAGAAATAACATAATTAAAAAGATGATCTGGCGAGTTTTTTGTTGTTACAGATCCTACAATTGGAGCAAAATATGATCCTTTATCTTTTGCCCAGTTTATATGCTTTAAAGCGTACTTTGGTACAGCATCTGTTTTATCTATAAAATCTGCAATATCTATCTCTCTATTGTTAGGTAGTAATTTTTTATTATTATAAAAAAAGTTTCCACTTAATATATCAATAATTAAACCACTAGAAGCCTCTCCAGCACCAATAATTCCGATCTTAGATGACTCCACAACAGTTATGTTGTGCTGGTAAGGGTTGCTTTGGGAGATTATAAAAGCGGACAGCCAACCAGCTGTCCCGCCTCCACAAATTACAATATCCATAAATCAAACCCTAAGAAGACAAAATTCTAAATTTGATTTAAGTCTTTCATTTTCTGGCTCTATGTCATAAGCTTCTTGAGCATACTCCGCTGCTCTATCAAACATTTCTAAATTGTATGCTGCAATTGCAGCATAGTCATGAGGAGCTGCTCCCCAAGCTTCTGCTTCACAAAGATACTCTAAAGGTTTTTCTTTTATAGCAAGAGCTTCTTTTGCGCAATCTAAAGAGTTTTTCCAATCTTTACGTTCATAGTAAAGTTTTGCAAGATCAACCCAAGGCTCACGGCGTCCTGGCGCTTCATCAATAGCTTTTCTTAACCACTCCTCTGCTTCAGCTGGTAGAGACTTTGCGATAAATCTCATAGAAGCAGCTCGTTCTGGTGCCCAACGTGCTGTAGGAAGAGATAAATGGCGTTTTAACTCTGCTGCAGCTTCGATGTAATGTCCATAAAAATAGAGCTCTCGACCATAGTAAAAAGCATTTCGATCATTATATGGATCTTCTTTTACAGATAGTGCAAGTAGTGGAAGATATTGAGATCGAGATTTTGTTGGGTCTGGATGATGATGTGTTTCAATTTCAGGAATCCATTCTTGCTTTTCTTCTATCCCGTAGACATACAGACACTCATGAACTGGGTGACGCCATCTATAGTTGTTTCTAGAGTGGATATGGTCATAACTAAACTCTAATCCAGGAGTTCCGTCTTCATTCCAAGACCAAATATGCTTATAGCGAGGGCGAGTTACACCTCTTTCCCATGCAGACTGCAAAGGTGTTCTCCAGTTTGGAGTGATCACTTCATCCATATCAAGTGAAATACACATATCAATATCTGCTGGAAGAAGTGCTAAAGCTGCGTTTCTTGCATCATCAAAACGCCAAGGAGATACTTTAATACTATGAACAATAATTCCAAGCTCTCTAGCTCTCTCAATTGTTCCGTCAGTAGATCCTGTATCCGCAATCATTAAGTAGTCAGCATCTTTTGCAGCTTCAAACCACTTATCTACAAACTGCTTTTCATTTAAAGCAATGGTATAAATTGCTACCTTCATTTTTACCCTATCTTTCTATACCAGCATTGGTAATCTTGTAGAACTAACTGTAGCCTATCTCTATAAATACTGCCGAACGCATCAATAGCCATTTTTGGTTCTTTAAGAGGCCCAAGACCAGCGCTCCACTGGTAGTCATCAAAGGCAATAATCCCACCTACATTAAGACATTCGTATGAGGCTACAGCGTCTTTAAGTACTCCGTATGCCGTATGGTCGCCATCAACATAAATAAAATCGTACATTTGTCTATTATTTTTAAAAAAGCTATCACTTGTACCTTTATATTTAATTACTTTTTTAAGATCTTGACCTTCTTTAGTCTTAGAATCGTATAATGACTCTACAGTAGACCAGTTCATAGCGTGGTGTGCTGGCTCGTCAGACCCTTCCCATGTATCAACATCTATAAGAACCGAGTCAGAGTTTTTTAATAAATTATCATATATCCATACAGAAGCATCTCCAGTATAAGCACCTATCTGTAGACAACGAATAGGTTTTCCTTCAAAACTACGAAGAAGGTGCATGTAAAAATTTTTTTGACCGTCATTAGCAAACCAGTTTGTATATATCTGTTCGTCCATTTGTCTCTATCTCCGTTTTCTATGTTTGGTAAGGCGATCCTCCGCTAAAACTTGCATTTTCACTACCTGTCCAAAATCCATTACTAGACCCGTCAAAGTATGGTTTTAAAGTAGAGCTGTTTTCCACCATAATAGAGTCTACATGAAAAAATTCATTAGGGTTAGATAAAGAGCTAACGACACGGAGAGCTAGATAATTTCCAATAATATTTTTTGTAAAAGAACCAGAAATTCTTACCCAGTTGCCTGTGTGCGATAGCTGAGTTACTCCAACGTTTCCAGCTGCAATAGTAGAACCTCCTGCAGCAAATTCATACTCTAAATACCGTAAAAAATAATTTGCAGGAGCGTTTCCCAGACCTACTTTTATATAAGCACTAATCTGATAAGTACCTTCAAATAAAAGAGGTATTAAATTGTTTGTACTGCCAAACTGAGCCGCTGGATTTGCAGTGGTGTTTGTTACCTTTAAAGATGCAGAACCAGTATAATACTCATTTGTAACTCTTTCTAAAGTTGCGCCAGCAACTGAAGACCATCCCGTAGTGTTTGTCTCAAAGGTAGGATTTGAAACAAAGTTGACTCTGTAGCCTAAAGATACAGCTTCAGCTTTATTTTTTAAGCTACCAGCTCCGCTAGATAATCCAAGTGTTAGTGGCATAGTTTATGTTAACGCCAAATCGCCAACCAAAAGCCACTCATTAGTGCCAATTTTTAAAAGAGATGCAGATGAGTACTGAGTTCTTAGTTTTGATGTAGGCGTTGATCGTACTGTGACACCCGTATCTCCTACAACGGTTACTTGTCCAGCTCCATATTGAAGAATGTCAACTCTTTGACCAATTAAAAATGCAGCATTAGTATTAGTAGGGATGACTATATCCATACCAGATACCTTTGTACATTTAACTAATTTTCCAGAATCGCTTAAAATTAAAGTATAAGTATCAGTTTGATCATTTATTACCTGCGCTGTGGTCCACGTTCCTTCAGGTCCCGTTGCACCAGTTGGGCCTGTTACAGAAGGACCAGTCGGACCAGTAGGTCCTGTTACTCCTTGAGGCCCAAGGTCGCCAGTTCTGTAGAATTCAATAAGATAACTTGTATTATTTAATGGCAATGAGCCAGTTACAAAGGTAATTGGAACTTTAAAATATCCAGCTGCTGAAGTAACAGATCCAGTAACATTCACTGAACCTCTAAAAGCTCCTGCTGTTCCAAAAAAGTTTAAAACAGAACGAGAAGAAGGATTAGAAGAGTCATCCCAGAACTGAATGAGACCGCTTTGGTCAGCATTAGTTGAAAAATCTAATTCGTTTATATACATAAAAGTAGCTAAAGTTGTGTCAGAGTTATTAAACCTAAAAAATCCTGTTCCCGGATCTGAATCTGTTGTCGTTGTGCTAAAACGATAAGTAACTGAAGATCGCGGCCCTTGAGAACCTGTAGGACCCGTTGGACCTGTAGATCCTGTATCACCAGTAGGTCCTGTTAATCCTATTAGTCCTTGTGGACCCGTCGGTCCACCTGAAGGTCCAGTCGGTCCCGTTGGTCCAGTCGCGCCATCGTTACCGCCAATACCGACTAGACCTTGTGGTCCTGTACTTCCAGTTGCACCTGTAGGTCCTAAAATTGGACCAGAAAAAGTCCATTCCTCATTTAACTCGCTCCAAATATATAAATTTGATCCAACTAAATAACCGTCTCCTACATTTCCAACAGGAGTATCGGCTTCTAAAAGTTCAATTGTTGCATAGCTACCTAAAATTCTAACTCCAGACCCCTCAGGACCCGTCGGACCAGCTACTGTTGACGCAGCGCCAGTTGGTCCAGTAGGACCGACTGGGCCTGTTGGTGCGATAGTTGATACGGTGTTAAATGCACTTCCAGTATAAACATTGACAGAATTATTATCGCTATCAATCCAAATATCTCCTACCTGAGGAAATCCTGGCTGTGCAGATTGATAAAGAACATTAGTTCTTCCCGCTTGCTCGTAGGCAACTGTCGCAGAAAAAGATGCATTTGCTGTGCTAGAAGCGACCCACAACCTATCTCCAGTTGTTACGGCAAATCTAAACGTCTCAAAAGACTGTCCAGAACCCACCACTAAATTATTAACAATATATGATCTAGCATCTGGAGAACCTAATTGATCAAATGGCTCTACATAAACTGTAGCTGCTAGCTCTACAGTTCCTTTGTTTGCAACAATAACTGATGCAACCCCTGTCACATCGGATATAGACAATAAAGTAGCTGTATTGGCTAAAGGAGATGACACTCCTAATCTTTTTACAGGCATTTTCCGCTCCTTATATATCTATGTCTATACCTAATCATACCTTATCACCCAGTCATTTGATAGTATTTTTGACCAGCTAATGGGAAATAGGCAAGTCTATTGTATCCACCATAAATACTAGAAGTACTGGAATAGTCATTATCTAAAGAAGTAGTATACATATCTGGTTCAGCATTTGAAGTCTAT